TTTCTTTCTCGACCTACAATAAAGGTAAAGGAAGGGTAGTTAAGAGGTGTGCTTGCTGCAAGAACAGGCTCGCTCAATGTGTGTTGATTTGTGCTAACTGCGTCTTCGGGGAAGAAAGCGTAAAGAAGATTTCCTACGAAATCATCCACTTGCACAGCAAGATTTACGCCACCTTCTGAATACTCAGTTCCGGTAACGGACTTTGCAGCAATTGGTCTGCTCATGTCCTGTCGTGTTAGCAAGTCGTAGCGGTGGGCAAAGGATTCATCATCAACTTCTCCGTAAATATAACCGGAAGTGGGGTCTGTCCCGTAAGTTGTTTCCTTTACCAAACCGACATATCTATTTAAAAATTCGTAAGGTTCAGCCATAGTTTGCACCTCTATGTGATTGTTTTAGGCATAGGTTGTCCTATAAACATTATCATCGGTGTCGCATATCAATTCTTCGCATATATGTGAGCGTGAGAACATGAACACAAACCACTTCGTCATCATCCATTTTTGTATCGAGGTCAGCAGAATAGGTAATTATGCTATCAGTAGTACCTTGCACACCGGTTTTCGTGTATAGTTCATCAAATACTTCGCCTGCTATATTTAGGCCCTTACGGTAGGCGTTTTCGTAATTAGTTCCTTTTACGCTAATAAAAACTTTTACATCATAATTTTGCGTGATTTTTGCGCCGCCAAGCGACTCAAACTCCGGTGAAATTAATTGCTCGACCAATACATGAATACTCGGAGTTCCTACCCTATTTAGCATCTGTGAAGATATATCATACCCATAAACAATGGATGAGTCATCAACCTGTGTTTTTAGATATGGTCTGTTTGCATTCTTAATTTGCTCAACAATACCCAATCCCATGCGGGCCAATGTGTCCTGTGCGAAATCAGACACCAATAGTTCTTCGGGCGTAAATGCACCAAACTTGCTGTAATAAACAGATGCCCACTTTACATTACCGGTAGTATTACCCCATCTAACGGCTTTACCGGACCCTGCACTACCTGTAACCGTTAAGAATGCGTCATTTGCGTCATCATCGTCAATAATTTCGTGTTTGTATAGTTTGGCTGTACCGTCTGCGGCAAGAGTTAATCTTAGCATAAGACTAACAGGCTCGTCTTCGGACAGCGTTAGGTCAAGGTCTGTTAGTGTAGCGGTTGTAGCACCTACGAGAGAAAGGCTTGTGTTTGTGCCTGTTGATTGAACCTCGACCCTGTATGTGCCGTTGTCTAACCTCATTAAGACTTCGCCATTATCGGGTGCTGTAGTGTATTCTAAGCACGCAAATAGCGTGTAGGCATCTGTGGTAGGGGTGATACTCCAAGTGCCGTTAGTAATGACCCAATAGCCACCGGAAGCACTACCGCCACTACCGGTCCAACTGTCGTTATATGTTCCCGATAAGTCAGACGGGTCTGTGCCGTTCATACGACTATTCCAATACTGAGTCTTTGTTGCTATAGCCATTTAATCACCTTGTTTTTAATTTATTTTGTATTCTTGCTGTTCCACCAAGAGGCATACCCTTCATTTCTGTCGCTCTTGTGCCTCTTTCAGTCATTATGGCTATGTTACCACCCCTACTACCCTTTACACCTGTTGGTTGGGTAGTATCTGTTTTATCAAACGAACCAGCCAAAACACTTACGAATTGATTTCTCGTAACATCAGAATCTTTTACAATAAAACCTAAAGAGTCTGCTACCTTGCTATAAACATCATCGGGGTGTGCTTCCGCCGACCTATATGACGATTTAAATTGACGCTTCATAGTTTTTATGTATGCTTCTGTTTCCGCCCTTGCTCTTTGCACGGCTTCTGTTAATTCTTCTATCGCTACACCCTTTAAACTTTCATTTATACGAGTTATATTTTCCATAAACTCTTTTTTGTTAAAGTGTGCAGAAAATTGTAAAACCGAGTTTTGAGGCTGCGATGGGTTTAGAACTTTAAACGGCATAGCCCCCCTACCGCTTGTGAGAGAATGAGGGCCAATAGTTGCATCAGTAGTTTTCCCATCATTAACTTTTCCTTCTCTAACCTTTTGTGCTATACGCATATTTGCTTCGTGTAAATGCTGATTTACATTTGTCCTAAACATGGCTACTGCGCCTATGTCGGGCATACCCGGATGTTTATACGGAGTTTCTGTAAGATAACCTTTACGGCCACGACTTGAACGGCCCGATAATTGAAAACCCTTTGGTATATCAGCCATTTTTTCACCTAATCCACACTACCCAAGTGAGCCAACCTTTTTAGGTTCATCTCGCCTCGTTCTCTCAATGCTGTTCCGCGCAACGAGCCTTCGGGTCCTGTGGTCTGAAATAGGCTTTCATCCTCAAGGTAATATGATGCCGCAAGGTCCGCGCATATCTCTCTTAATACATGGGCGAACTCGCCCTCTTGAACTGTTACGCCGTCTGCGTGGTCGAAAGAAATACCACTAACGCCTGTAAGGTCGTTAGTTGATTTACCGGTCCATGAAAATGAATCACCATCAACATTACCGTTTCCGGCAGAACTAAATCCTGTTCCGCTCGTAAGAGTAATTGTTGTAGCACCTGCGGTGATTGAACCGTTAAGAGTTGTGTCCTTAATACTCTTGCTTGGGACATCCCTGCCGTAATCACGGAATGTTTGGTCTATATCTATGGTTGAACGGCGTATTGCGCTCGTAAGTTTTGTATTAGCACGGGTGCGTTGTGCGCTATCAAGGCCCAATCGAGAGCCGACATCAGATATAGAACAATAGTAAGTCAATTCCAAGCACCGCCGTAAATCCAAACGCTAATAGCCAAAGCATACGCTTCTGTGTCTTGTTATAAGCATCGAGTGTCTTTTCAACATTTGTGATGCGTTTTACCACATCTCGACACCATGCGTTCCATTGTTGCTCATTCATACTATCACATCTGAGTTGAGATACCCATAGCACCTGCGACAATAGCAATCAAGGCTAAAGTAATCTTTTGAGTGTTAGACATATATGATGCGATAAGGCCATTAGTTACCTCTAATTCGGTAGCAACTTGAGCCAAACCGGTTTTCATATCCATGTTAGACTGAACCAATTGTTCGATTAGTCTTTCATGTCTTTTTGCCGTTTCTTCTAAATTATCTAATCTTATATCTATTACACTATCATTCAACATCTTCACCCATGCTTGCTTCAAGTCGGGCTATTAGGTCAGCCTTCTTGCCCGATACGGCAAGGCCCTTTTCCTTTAGCATAGCCCTCAGTTCAGCAACATTTCGGGATTCCAACGTATCTTCGATAATGTCTATTTGCTCTTTTGCTTCTTCAACTTTCTCTTTAACTTCATCCATAGAATCAATGATTTCGTCAAGGGTTATCTTACCATCAGCATTCAATGTCTGATACTTTTTGTAAGCCCATACGGCAATAGCCACAAGGGCTAATCCGGCCACCAAAATCACTTCTATGTCGTCAAGGAGAGTATTAGAAACGCTTACATTATCTAATGTGTCCTCGATTATTGTTGTGTTGTTTCCCTGCATTTATTCACCTCTTTCGTAAATTATCTGCGTTACGGCTGAGAGCGGAATCACACTAAATGGCTTGGTGGACCCTACCCTGTATATCTTGTAGCCGTGAGGTGTTTCTTCAATGTTTACATTGGTATATGACTTTTCCGGTGGTTTATACACAATTTTACCCTTGCGAAGCACCCTGTCTTCGGCAGACATATTACTCGATTCATAGTAGGATATTTAAGTAGTGGGTATCAATATACCGACATTTTTAAGTTCTTCAAACTGCTGTAGCATTTCTTCCCACTCGATAATATCGCAGATTACCTGTGAATAGTAATCGCCTACTTCGTATGCGTGGTAAGTGCTATTAGACACCCATATTTTGTAGCCCTCAATACTGTTTATAGACACTTCGACATAGATTCTATGGCCTTCTTCATCATGTATTTTTTCAACAACAGTTCCTTGAACTTCTCGACACTCAAATGGATTTACTATACCGCTATTCGGGTAATTTGGAATATGCGGGGAGGTTAAAAGCAACACGACTACGATAAAGGCGAAAACAGCCCCGCTATCTCTATACCCCATACTTTGAAGGTATATTTGCCGTTAGTTAAATCATCGCCAACGTGGGCCTTCAAACCACCCAACAAGGCTTGTTCTTGAGCCGGAAGTAATAGGAGATACTCCATGTTCTAAATATGATGGGAAGCAGATAATAGACCCGCGCTTTATTAAACTATCGGGGTCGGGATTCTGCGTGTGTGCAAACGATAATAAACCACCTTCGTAATCATCGGGGTCGGTCAGTTGCACGACAATACTCAACTTTCTGTGCTTGCCGTCTTGCCTGTTCCAATCTAT